ACCAGAGAAAGAGCCACGGTAAAATCCTTCAAAGACGTAAAGCAGCATCATTATCCAATTGAAAACAAAAAGGTCGTATATGAAGAAATATATATGCCAATTCCTGTTTGGGTAACATCAATGTATACAATTACACTACGTACGGAATATCAGCAACAAATGAACGACCTAATGACTCCTTTCGCAACAAGAACAGGAAACATAAATTCTTTGTTAATTGATTATGATGGTCACCGGTATGAAGCCTTTATTCAATCGGACATTGCTCAGGGAAATAATTTGTCAAACTTGGGCGAAGAAGAAAGGGCTTTTCAGACAAAAGTCACCATTAAAGTTTTAGGATATTTGCTAGGCGACGGAACCAACGAAGAGGTTCCAAAAATAATAAAAAAAGAAACAATTGTAGAAGTGAAATTAGTTCGTGAACGAACAATAGTCGGAGATCGAAAACCTTGGGAGTCTGATAATGACAAATATAGAGACATTTGATGATTTTGGGGTTCTCAGTGACTATTTATTAAGAATTATATATTATAAGGAGAGTTAGTCAATGGCTAAGAAATTTGATTTTTTATCACCCGGTATCGAAATGAGGGAAATAGACCAAAGTTTTCTTCCAGTAGAAAGGGATGCTGAAGGCCCAATTATTATTGGAAGAACCCGTAAAGGTCCGGCTAACAAACCGGTTAAAATTAAAAATCTGGATGATTTTGTTTCAGTATTCGGTGCTCCAATTCCCGGAGGTACAGGTCCACAAGGTGATATTTGGCGTGAGGGCAACACTATTGCCCCGACATATGCTTCGTATGCTGCCCAAGCATGGCTAGCCTCTGAGGAGTCTCCGGTTGTTGTAATTAGACTGGCTGGAGAGCAACATCCAAGCGCAACAAGCGATGGTAAAGCCGGATGGAAACTGAGTGGATCAATCGCCTCTGCCGCTGCTGATAATTCTAGTGCTTATGGACTATTTGTTATTCAATCGGCATCTGCTGGGACTGTTGACATTTCAGGGTCTTTGGCCGCTGTTTTTTATGCCAACAGAGGGTACTTGACCCTAAAAGGGACTGATCCTACAGAATTAGTTGCCGGTACTGTGGATTCGAAGGCTTGTAACTTTATCACCAACGGTGGTACTAATTGTGAATTCCAACTAGAAGTTTATGACCATGACGGTACGAAAACAGAGGCTCGATCATTTAGTTTTGATCGCAACTCATCAAAATATATTAGAACTATATTCAATACAAACCCACAATCTGTTAACGAGACATTAGTGAGTACTGCTAACAGAAAATCATATTGGCTTGGTGAGTCATACGTTAGAGAGTTAGAAGATCTAAATCTAATGAATTTGACAGCCAACAAAGTGTACGGTGTTCTTTTGCCTTTAGAGAGCGGGTCTGTTAATTGGTCTGATCGTCAAGAAAGCGCAAAAGCAGCCAAATCAGGATATGTAATAAGCCAAAAAGACACGGGTCAAAAGGAACTTTTTAGACTAGTATCTCATCATGTAGGGTCTGATGTACAAGCAAACTATATGGTTTCTGTTGAAGATATTAGGACTCCGACAAACCCAAATGTTGATTCTTATGGTACTTTTACCATTTGTGTAAAAGATTTGTCCGGACAAACAGTGGAGAGATTTTCTAATCTTAATTTCAATGCTGCTTCGCCTAATTATATAGCAAAAAGAATTGGAGATCAATACTTAGAATGGGATAATTCTGACCGTAGATACAGAACTTACGGAAATTATCCAAATAACTCTGACTATGTATATGTTGAAGTTACCGATACAGTTAGGGACGGCGCGGCAGCAGGAGAACTACCGGCTGGATTTAAGGGACCAGTTCGCCCAAAAGGGTTTACTCTCTCTTACGGTTCTGTAGGTGCTCAAACTCTAGGTGATGCCGTTAATACTGGGACTAAAGCCAACAGAGCACTTAACTTTATTGATGCTATGTCAACTGGTGATAACATTGTCTTTACGCATCCAGATTTGGGTGCTCACACAATCAATTTTGTCGCTTCCTCCGGAGTTGCTGATACGGTGTTCAACACTTCTAGAATAGCAGAGATTCACCCTGCTACGGATAATGACTCGCAAAAAACCGCAACTGCTGTTGCTGCTCTTCTTAATAGTCTAGACGGTTATGACGCTACTCGAACAGCCACAGGGCGTGTTGAAATAACAGCATCGGTTGCTGGTCCTCATTTCAATGTTGTTGTGACTGATGCCGATGCTGCTACAAAATGTTTTATCACTGCTTCCGTTGCTGGGACCGATACAGACGATTTTGCCGGTGTTTTTGCGAAAGGTAACGCATCAGTTCCGGGCACTGGAGCAGATGCTGATGTATTTGTTAATATGCCTGTAATGCATACTTGTTCCTTCCAATTCCCATCAATATCTTTGAGAGCAAACGGTACAGACGGTGGATCACCAGATCCTTATAGAGCATATTATGGGATCAGACCTAAACTTTCCAACACTTCAACAGTTAATAACCCAGATTACGTAGACTATGTGCGAGGCTTACCAGTAGGTGCTGATCCTCACATTCCCGGGAAAGACTATGAGTATTCATTCGTATTCACATTAGATGACTTAATTGTTAAGACTGCCGGTAACACAGTACAATACGTATCTGGCGCTCACGGTCGAGCAGCAAATGGATCTTATACTGCTAATACTGGGTCTTTTGGAGATCTATTAGACCTAAATGTTCGTCAATTCTTGATGCCACTCTTTGGTGGAACCGAAGGGGTTGACATCACTGAAAAGGATCCATTTAGAAACGCTCTGATAGGCTCTACTGCTGCCGAGACAACAAACTATGTACAATATACCTTGAACAAAGCGCTAGACAGTGTGAGGGATCCTGAGGTCGTTCCTGCTAACCTTTTGGTTATGCCCGGAATCAACGCTCCTCTGATCACCAATAAAATGATCAATATCGCCGAGGACAGAAAAGATATGTTAGCGATCATTGATATTGAAAACGACTATGTACCAGTAATTGAAAGACTTGCTGGTGCCACAGAAAACGCATCTTTAGGTAATGTCGGTAATGCTGTTACCACTTTCAAAGGCAGAAACCTTAATTCTTCTTATGCCTGTGCTTTCTATCCTTACGTACAATTGTCTGATAATATCAACAATGGTCAGTTAGTTTGGGTTCCACCATCAGTTGCCGCCCTAGGTGCTTTTGGTAAGTCTCAGTCACAAGCAGATGTATGGTTCGCTCCAGCAGGGTTTAATCGAGGAGGCTTGGGTACCCTAGGTGGTCCTCGCGGCCCACAAGTAGTTCAAGCGAGACAACGCTTAGACTCTAATGAAAGAGACAAACTTTATGAAGTGAACATTAATCCAATCGCTACTTTCCCTGCTGAAGGTTTAGTAATCTTTGGACAAAAAACTCTACAAGCAGGCTCTTCTGCTTTAGATCGAATCAATGTAAGAAGACTTCTACTTTACTTGAAGTCAGAAGTGTCTGTTGTTGCTAGAAACTTATTGTTTGATAACAATGTTCCATCAACATGGGCTAGGTTCACTTCTCAAGTTAACCCAATTCTATCTGATGTAAAAGCAAGATTCGGATTGACCGATTATAAACTGGTATTGGACGAAACAACCACTACTGCTGATCTTATTGATCGAAATATTATGTACGCTAAAATCTTCATTAAGCCAGCCCGTGCTATCGAATACATTGTTGTTGACTTCGTAATCACTAGAACTGGTGCGGATTTCGTATAGGCCACTATTTAATATAAACAGGAGAATTATAACATGGCATTTTGGAGCACAGACTTACAAACAGGGACTAAAGATCCGAAAAGAAAATATAGGTTTAAAGTTATATTTAATGGCCTAGACTCAGATGGAAGCGGAATTATTTGGTACGCCAAAACAGTTAAAAAGCCAAGTTATAACGTAACTCAGGCAGAGCATACTTTTTTGAACCACAAATACTATTTCCCGGGAAAAGTTGAATGGCAAGAGGTTAACATGACTTTGGTGGATCCTGTTTCCCCCGGAGCAGTGGCTCAAACTAATGCTATTGTTCGTTCTGCTGGGTATAAAGTCCCGGGCAGCGCTGACGAATTAGAAACAATGTCCAAAGGAAAGTTTTCTGCTGCTCTTGGTGCTATCCAGATTGTTCAAATTGATGCTGAAGGTAATCACATTGAGACTTGGACTCTTAAGAATCCTTCAATCATGTCGGTTGATTTTGGTGAATTATCATATGAAGACGATGGTTTAGTGGATATCTCTCTAGGATTTAGATATGACTGGGCAGAGTGTGACATTAATACAAATGTTGCCGGTGTTGCCGGAGCACAAATTCAAAAAATAGCAAACGGGAAAGGCTCGGATAAAGAATTCTTCAAAACCTCAGGTACATAATGGCCTTTTGGAACAATCAAAACGTACACCCTAAAACAAAAAGCAAATTTGTTCTTGTTATTGGGAGTTATATGATTCCAACAGTTGTCAGTGTAACAAAACCAAAGGTGACAATTGAAAACAAAGAATATCAGATGATAAATCATTATTACAAATATCCGGGTTTGGCTAAGTGGCAACCAATAACAATTACATTTGTTGACGGAGCAGGTGAGATTTATGAAATAGTAGCAGGATCCAGAGGTGCCACATACAGAGGATTAAAACAATCACCACTTGCCACCGCCGATCTTTTGGCTGGGATGTTAGCGAAATCTGGGTATGTCGGTAATGATGGTCGATCACCTTTTGTTGATTCACTAGGTGATCAACTGAGGCATAACAAAAGAATCACCTCGCCCGAAAAAGCA